ATGGCTGTTAAACTTCGTAAGTGGGATAGTGCTATACACCTTAAAACAGAAGAGGATATGCAAGCTTACTTACAAGCATGCATAGAAGCATCTAATGGTGATGCAGCATTCATCGCTAAAGCTCTAGGGAACATTGCAAAAGCTAAAGGGATGACTCAACTAGCTAAAGATACAGGGCTAGGTAGAGAAAGCATTTACAAAGCACTTTCTGGCGATGTTAACCCTAGCTTTGATACCGTAATTAAAGTTGTAAAAGCACTTAATTTACCTCTAGCAATTTAACACTAAGTATTCGATAAAAATGGGAGCTATGCTCCCATTTTTGATTTCGTATAAGGTGTATTACATTAATTTTAGAAAAACTAAATAAATTTTTTATTAATTTCAGATTTTCAGAATCTTTCTTAAACCTTATAATTCGTTTAAACGAGATCCTACTAACTGTTTAGTTAAAGCTGAAATATTTTAATTAACGAAAAATAGACCTTTATTGACATTTTACTTCTTTTTCAACTGTCTCTTTATCCTCTACCATACGACCACATTTTTCAAAACAACCTGCATTCTTATACTCGGCTAAATATTCTTCTGATTTCTTCCAATCTTTTTCATTATAACTATTTTGTAATTTATTCCATTCATTTCTTAATTGAATACATTGTGCTTTATCAGCTTCAGAATTAGCTGTTTTATTGTCTAAAATTTCTTTAGGTATTTCATCTGGAATTTGAAACATTGCTCGATAAGAATTTCCTGACTTTTCACATACTGCTAATAAATCAGTTTCGATACCATCTTTGACTATCTTGGCAGAAACATAATCATCTTCTTCAATAGATACTTTAAAAGAAACATTATACTTTTCAGCAGTTTCAATTAATCTCTGTTTACAAGCATTCATCGTAGAAGCTGTACCTTGTATAGCTTCTGAGGATGTAACCGTTGGAGAACTATCACACCCACTAATAAATAAGAGAACAATTCCTAGAGGTAAAACTAATTTTTTCATAAAATTATCTATTCAAAATTAACAGTTTATCAAAGATTGATATTAAAAGTTCACTTTTATAATAATTTTAGGTGTAGCTTTTACCATACTCCTAGGGCAGAAAATACCCTCAATTTCTGCGGTTCGATAAAAATGGGAGCTTAGCTTCTATTTTTGATTTCGTATAAGGTGTATTATTTTAATTTTAGGAAAATTTAATAATATATAAAATAGATGTTTTGAAGGTAGATCAAAAGAAACTAAATAAAGCTCTATTATTCTTTTTCTTCTTTCCCCATTTCGTATAGCCCTTGCATTATTTGATCACTTTCCTTTTCGCTCTCTATTTGTCTAGCCTTCCAATTCTCTACATCATAGTTATTTATTTCTAATAATTTGTCAGGAATTTCTTTCTTTTTCAAAAGAATCTCTTGAATTTCTGTTAATTCTAACCCTATTCTTTTTAACTCCGGAATAAAATTATTTTTTTTTCTAAAACGGTCTTGTAACCACTTTATATCGTGTATCCAAATTTTTCCTTTATTATTTTTACAGACAATCCCGAAGTGAGCATTTTTATGCTTCATTTTTCTATACCCCGCTTTTTCAGCTAACTTTACACTTCTTTCAAAATCATTTGGATTCATAAAATATCTCTTTAATTCAGTAAATAATATATAAATTAAATTTCATATGTTGTTTTATACAATTTGAAAAATTCAATTTTTTTATTTTCATATCCTTTATTTAACATAAGGGTACTTACAGAAATCATACCTATATATTAATTTCAAAATCAATTATTTAATAATTTGAAACCTCAGTAAAAAACCGCAAAAAAGTGGAATAGAAATATTTTATGTTCAATTTTTGGAGTCTTTTGCTAATAAAATTTAAGCTTTTCTCAATGTCACTAATCTTACTAGGGTACAAAACATCCCTAATTTCTGCAGATAATAAGGTAACATTTTTTAGCAGATCTTGTCGGCAGTTACGACAGGAGTTATACCTAAGCCTCAAATACGAAAAACCCCGACAGGGTACCGAGGTTTTTTATGCAAAAATATTTTTTATAAAAGTAGGAATAGTTTTAGCTACTCACTCGTAGATAATAGCTCATAATCTTTAAATTGAATGACCTCTACCCCAAGCCGTTCATTAATCTGTTTCATTAGATTTTGGTAGTAGACAATTTCATTATAGTAAAAAACTTTCGCGGCTTTCTCAACATCACCAAAGCCCCCTGCATTTTGCGGTACCACGCCAATCAGTTGTGGTGGAATACGATGGCCAGCCAACTGGTCATCACGACTGGCAATCTTAATATTATAAAACTCATCTTTAGCAGCCACCTCAGCCAGAGGAATAACATTCACTCCTTTTTCTTTTCCTCCTGGTGTATAGAGTAATAAATTTTTAAAGTTGCCTGCCCCTTTTGAATTTTCCAAAGCATCTTCTAATGCGTCAACATCACCTTGAGTTTGTAATGCATCAGTCATGTGAAGAATGAAACCTGCATGAGCACCATTTTTATAATAGCGTCGACGGAATAACGTGGCAGATTCATTCAGTAGAATCGCATTCACACTGCTTAAATAATTGGGGACTCCATACACCTCTTGCCCAATGTCTGATTCAAATAAATGGATCATGTCTTGAGGTGTAAATTTATGGTTTTTGGTCTGGTCATAATCCAACTGAAAATAACTTTCCAAATCCAGACCACGACGCATATTTAATGCTGGTCGAGATCCGAGTCCAATGATCCCCCCAAAAAGATTTCTTTTAATATGCACATAGCAATTTGCAAAAGTTAGAAGGTTTAATGCCAAAGCATTAAATTCATGTCGGCTCAACCAAGGATGAGGAATAAAATCGCTGGTTAAAATATTGCGTTTCACAATTAGTGCACTAGTGTGGTGACTGGTTGCTCGGAACAGTTTGGCAGTAGCCAACATGTCATAGGGCAAGTCATACCAATCTAGCCATTTCGGACAATAGCCATATTCAAACAAAGCATGCCCATCCAGTACCGGTTCAGGTTGTCCAAAGTTACGACAGATAATTGAAGTCTTGGCTGATACTTCCATCGGTGCCTCAGCCGGTGCTGAAGAAAATGGACTAAACCGTTGTAGGGGTTTAGGAATAAAATTATTTAAGTTCATGATTTGAATACTCGAATTCGGCTACGTTGTGCGCCTTGTTGTGATGCATCAGTGGTATCAATAATCGGAGCATTCTCTAATCCGTTCATGATTGCCCATGCCATGTCACCATGACCATTTTCAGCAGATCGAGTGGTAATGAGCGTTTTATTGCCACCCCCACTGGTGAGTGCTTTTTTAACTGAAAGAAATGCTTTGGCTACCGTGGTAAGACCTGCATCAAAATGTAAGCGTCTTTTCTGAAAAAGTTCTTTAGCACGTAGCCCCATACGTATTTTCAATTCAGGGTTATAGTTCAAACGCGTTAAAGCCGGGAAAAACTTAGCCACATGCTCTGCGACAGCAATACCATTACCGGTATTATCTATGCCTATAAATATGACGTGATAACGTCCACACACCTTTTTAATATAAAGCGCCTGTTCCTGTGCGGTTAGTCCCTTAAATTGTTTAACTTCTAAAATCCGATAGGGTTCTAATGGGGTACGTGGCGGTGCAATCACGGCCAAGGCAGCATTGTCACCGGTAAATGATGGGTCGTACCCCAACCAAACATCACCTTGATAGTGGGGCGTTTCATTGGGATGAAAATCATTCCAGACTTCCCATGAATCCACCATATTGGGAATGATATCTTTGAGTGGGAAATATGAGCCTGAGTCATCAATAAAATCACAATCAAATAGGTTGGCAAACTCATCATCACCATATTCTGCAAGCAAGTCATCACGATCAAATAGGTCACAACCTTTGGCTTCAGCATCGTCTAAAGTGACAATTTGCCGAGTCTTACGGTCGGCACATTTCACAGGTAATTTTAAAGCGGTTTTACTGATATCAATTTCAATCGGCAATTTACGTTTACTGTCTGTGCCTGTCCAAAATGCATAGGCTTCATGCAAAATACTGGAAGGTGTGGACATGTAAATTTGCTTGTACATTTTTTGCGAAGCCATGGCACTGGCCACTTTTTTGAATTTCAGAAAATTACGAATCCAAAAAAATTCATCCATGATGACATCACCATGTCGACCTTGGGCTGTCAGGGCATTTGTTCCCAGGTAATAAATGGTCGCCTGTCCATTCGGTCCATTAATAACAATTGGATCTCCGGTCAGTTCAATCCCACAAACTTCAAGTACAAAGGCTTTAATGTATTCAATAAACTGATAGGCCTGCGCCTTGGAAGCAGACATGAAGATTTTGTTCTTGCCTGTTTTCAGCAAATCAATCAACGCCCATAATGCAAAAATATAGGTGGCACCGATCTGCCGGGATTTCAGCAAAATAAAAATCCTTGACCAGGATATGGCATTCATCCATTCCTGTTGATAGAGATATAGATATTCTTCAAAGGCTTGTTCGAGTTTCTGTAAATCTTCTTCAGTCAGCTGATTTTTCAGTTTTTGCTTACGTGGTTTATTGTTCCGATTTTCAAGTTTAGGATTGAGATCCGCTTGAGTACCACCTTGGCGATATCTTTCAATTTTTGCCCATCGTTCAAACTGGCCACCGATAAACTCCATTTCTTTGTAGTTGGCATTGCTCTTCCCATCCATAAAAGTTAAAGCCATATAGCGGACTTTTAACCCCAAAGTCACGTCATCAAATAAATCGGCTTTTTCCCAGGCATCGCGCTGTTTCCAACTTTCCACTGTGGCGCGATTTTCTTCGATTTGTTTGGCAATTTCAGAGATAGACATGCCCATCGCAAACAGGATTCGTCCATGTTGCCGGGGATTCATAAGGTCGAACTGTATAGGTTGAGGTGTATTCATGCCCTCAATGTTGCCCTATGCACAGATTTTCCCGAAATGGAAAAATCCTGATTAAGCGTTAAACAGGATTCTGGTCGTTGCGGCACCTATCCCCTTACAAGCAGACTGCATACATCAGAAACATAGATGGAAATTTGTATGGGACTTGCAGGTGAAGGGCGTGTTGAAAAACGTTTTCGAGTTGCGTGTGAAGGTCAAACAGTTGATGGACGTGAACTGACTGGACAGGAAATTCAGCAAATGGGTTCAAGTTACAGTCTGGAAAAATATGGGGCACGAATCAATCTCGAGCATTTTTCAGGATGGTCACCCGAACCGCCATTCAATGCCTATGGCGACATCATCAAAGTTGAAGCTGTGCAGGAAGATGGCAAGTGGTCCCTTTATAACACCATTTCTGCTTTGCCGAACTTTGTGGCCATGAATAAAGACGGTCAGAAAATTTATCCATCAATCGAGTTTTATCGCAACTTTGCCGGAACAGGAATTGCCTATCAGGTGGGTCTCGGTTTGACCGACACCCCTGCCTCACTCGGTACTGAACCTATCAAATTTTCAGCTAATCAATTTGCAGTACGCACTCAACCCAATGCGGAGATTTTTATGTCTATTCCGACAGCACCGGCTGAACAGAACAGTTCAGTTCCCAATGATCAAAAAGGTTTTTTAGAGCAGCTCAAAAGCATGCTTACACCGAGTCAACCAAAACCGGCAACTCAGCCTGACGATTTCCAGGCCGTAGTGACACAAGGTTTAGTGACTGCTTTAAATGGGATTAAGGATCTGAATGATAAATTTAGTGCCTTGCCCACTCAACCGTCTGTTCCAGTTACCACAACGGTACCAGTCACCCAAAATACGCAAGTACCTGCAACCCCGGAACAAGATCAATTAAGTCAGGCGCTTGCTCCAATTGTGCAGTCTATCCAATCTTTACAGCAACAATTCACCCAGCTTTCAAAAACGCCTGTCAATAACCCACCTGCTTCAAGCGGTGGTGATACTGACCAAGTTGCATACTAATTAAAACTGACCAGATTTCATTCTGATTAAATAAACAAGGAATTTTTCAATTATGGCAGTCGTTCTGAATCCCATTGCACGTACTAAACTTTCGTCATATATCGCTGATATTGCACGTGCAAATAATGTAGAAGATGCAAAATACACCTTTGCCGTTCAACCCGTACCTGAACAAAAAATCATTGCTGCTTATCAGGAGTCTGCTGACTTTTTAAAGCAAATTAATGTGTTCCCGGTTGATAATGCCAAAGGGGAAAAAATTGGGCTGCAAATTGGTTCTTCTGTTGCAGGCACCACCGATACCCGAGTCAAAGCCCGTACACCGGTTGCCGTTGGCACACTGGATTTACTGGATGAATACGACTGTACCCAGACCAACTATGACGTGGCGTATTACTGGTCATTGCTAAATGCCTGGAAACACCATCCAGACTTTAAAGCCAAACTGCAGGCGATGGTGATTAAAGCGATTGCACTAGACAAACTGTGTATCGGTTTTAATGGTTTATATCGTGCACCTACTTCTGACCGGATCGCCAATCCTCTTTTACAGGATGTAAAAAAAGGCTGGTTGCAAAAAATTCGTGATACTGCACCGGAGCAGCATTATGAAGGTATTGATGATGGTACCGGTAATTTGGTGATTAAAGTCGGTGCAGGCAACGAGTTTAAAACGGTCGATGGACTGGTTGAGTTTGCGGTTGAAGAATATATCGCTGAACAACATCGCGAAAGCGGATTGATTGCAATTTGTGGCCGTGGGATTTTGAGCGACAAATACTTGCCGTTGCTGAATACGATCCAAGATCCAACCGAACAGCTTGCTGCACGAACAATTTATGCCAATAAGCAGCTCGGTACCTTGCAAGCTTTGCATGTCCCTAAATTCCCGGCAAAAACGATTTTGATCACGACTCCGGATAACCTTTCGATTTATATGCAGTCAGGTACCTTAAACCGTTCCATTGTCGAACAGCCTGAATGGGATCGTGCAGTTGACTACCAGTCTGTGAATGAAGACTTCGTGGTGGAAGACTATTCGAAATGTGTGCTACTGGAAAACATTGAGGTGGAAGCCTAATGTCGAATTCAATGCGCCAAAACCGTGAAAAAAAACTGGCTCAAAAAGCAATAAAAAATGCTCAAAGCTTCGATCCACGTTTACGCAAGAAAAAAGTGATTATGGGCATTGATCCTGGTGCGCCTAAAGGTGATCGAACAGGCAGAATACCTGTTCCAACCTCTCCTGCAGCAAATATTGAATTGCGTTTGTTCAATCATATGAACGAGCTACAGGACACCAAGTCAACGCAGGAAAAAATTGCTAAAAAAATAGCATGGCTACCTGAATATTTAGGCTATATCGAAGGCTGTTTGGCGGTTTCTCCATCTGCCCAAAACACCACGCTAGTGACCTTAATGATCTGGGCAGTCGATGCAGGTGAATACGCCCTAGCTATTCGTATTGCTGAATATGCCCTTTTAAATGACATGGTCATGCCTGAAGGATATAGCCGCAATATTGCAGAGTTTGTCACTGAACAATGTGCTGAAGATTTTCTGAATGATTCAGACCTCGCTCTTGCCCATGCTGAACTGATTAAACGAATTATTGAGCTGGGTGTGGGCGAACAAATGGTCGATCAAGCCCGTGCCAAAATTTACCGTGCTTCCGGGGATGCTTTAAAAGAAGCTCAACCCCACGAAGCACTCAATGCTTATAAAAATGCCTTGCGACTCAATAGCAAAGTGGGCTGTAAAAAAGATATTGCAGCCCTTGAAAAGCTATTGAATCTGCAAACAACCGGGTCGTCTCCCGACGCCACTGTCGGCTCGCAGGCTGATTCACTTGATGCTTCGGCAGCAGATGCGTCAGTTCCTGCGTCCACCGACTCTAATGTGTCTAGCGACACAAGTTCGTCAGCGGAGTAAATAAAATGCTGCTAAACGCACCGGTGACCAATAGTGAAGTTCCGAATCCTGATACAGAGCGTCCTAACGTCAGTATTACCGATTTGTTGGGTACGGTGCGTTTAGACCAGTCCAAGGGCGAACCTCTGCTTACAGAAAAAATCCTGTTAGCGATGGACATCATCAATGATCAGGTCCTTTTACTGAAAATAGAAACAGAAACCCAAATTCGAAAATACAAACGTGCGGTCTGCTATGAGGCAGCAGCATTGATTGGTGAAGAGAATCTGGATTTTGATACCACAACAAATGGTCAATCACGTGGGGAAAATCAACAGGCAAAAGCTCAATCGCTACGTCGAATTGTAAATCACACCATTGCTGACCTGACAAATCGAAAACGTAACCGGGTCAAACTGGTATGAGTACAGTTAATGCCATACAGGGCGATACTTTAGATGCTATTGCATACCGTTATTTTAAAGACAATTCAGTAAAGGTTTTGGCTGTACTGATTGAATTAAATCCTGAGTTGCATGGAACATTTTTAGACGAGCATCAAACCGTTATTTTGCCTGAAACAACTCAAATACAAAGTACTCCCTCACTGAAACTGTGGGATTAAAGGGGAACCTAATGAATGATCCTATTTCAATTAAGGGATTACCGTGGCTTTTAAAAATTATTGCCGCGATTATGGGCGCAATTTTGGCGCTGATTTTAAGCGGTGATATAGATCCACAAGGCCGAATCAAAATTACCATCGGTGTGATTTTAAAATTCGCGATTAGTGTGGCCATTAGCTTATATGGCGGATCGGCTTTTATTGAATATTACCAACTCGCCCATTATTCAATGCAGTCCCAAGGTTTTGTGATGCTGATTTTTGCCGTCTTTGGCATGTTGCTGATTGGGATCGGGTATCAATCCATGCAGTTATGGAAAGGTAAAGCATTCAGTGAAATTATTGCTGAAATTAAAGCTGCCTTTGCTGCCATGTTTAAATAGGAAAAGAGAAATGTCAAAAAAACTCACTATTGAACAAATCCAGCAACAAGCCGAAAAACTGGGGATTGAAACTGCTGCCCTTCAAGCCATTCATGAAGTGGAATGTCGAGGCTCAGGATTTAATCCAGATAATACGCCGGTGATTTTATTTGAACGTCATGTCATGCGTCAGCGTTTAATTGCCAATAAGCGTGATTTCGATTTGCGAATGATGCTGATAGAACGACCCGACCTCTGTAATAAATCATCTGGTGCATATGGCCTATATTCCGCTCAGCATGGCCGATTAGCAGCTGCTGCTGAATATCACCGTGAATCTGCCCTTGAGTCCTGTTCATGGGGCATTGGTCAAGTGATGGGCTATCACTGGCAGTCCCTGGGCTATACATCACTACAAGCATTTATCAATGCAATGTATAAAGATGAAGCCTCTCAACTTGATGCCATGTGCCGGTATATTACTGTAAATAATCTTGTAAATGCCCTTAAAAGCAAAGACTGGAAAGCGTTTGCACTAGGCTACAATGGCAAGGCTTATGCAAAAAACAATTACGATATCAAGTTAGCAAATGCATATAAAAAATTTGCTGAAGGATCATAAGTCATGCAAGCCTTAATTCCGTTAAAGCCCTATTTGCAAGAAAAATTGCCGTTGATGACGGCAGACAAATGTCATCTGTTTATTGTGAATGGCACACAGGCAAAAGGCTATATGGAATATACGGCTCGGTTGCTCTTCCTAGATTATCGCGGAGATCCAATTGAAGTAATCATGCAGATTCGTGAATGGCTCAAGTCCCAAAAGCTGCATTTGGATGCAACAGGCAACGATGTACAAATTTCATTTAGCAGTGAAATTATTGATGCCAACACCTTTGATCTTGAGATTGATTTTCCGCAGCGCGATAAAATCGTGATGGATGATAATAGGTATCATGTTTGTCCGGAAATGGTCTGGAGCGATAAGTCTGGAAAATTTGTACCTGCAGGAACTGAATAATGGATGCCTATGTAGGTTTAGAGCATTGGCTTGATCAGATTGCACTGCGTCTTGGACCTGCCCAGCGACGAGAACTGATGCGACGTCTGGCCCAAGGTTTAAGGGTACGTACTCGGGATCGAATCAAACAGCAGCGCGATCCAGATGGCCACCGATTTATTCCGCGTAAACGCAATCAAATCGGAAATAAAAAGCGCCAAGGTGCTTTATTCCAAAATATTGGTAAAGAAATAAAAACTGAATATTCTGCAGATCATGCTGCAGTCGGTTTTGGTGGCCAAACGGCTGCCGTCGCTGAAGTACATCAACAGGGTAAAACCATTAAACCTAGTCGCTATGCAAAAGCCACCCACTATCCAATTCGTGAATTGGTTGGGTTTAGTAAAGATGATGAAAAATGGATAGCGACAGAAGTTAAATTTTTCTTAATCAATAGCACAGCTTTTTCAAAATGGTAATGCATTTTCTTGTAAATAGTTTTCAATTATTTCGGTAAATCTTATACGTTCTTGTAGATTTAATGGATTTTCAAATATTGCTAATAAATACTGACTATCTTTATCATAAGATACTGATTTTATTGATATACCATAGTTTTCAAAACATTCTTGAATCTCTTCTACATAATTCTTAACATATGAATCATAAGTTAATACAAGTGAGTGAGATGCATCAAATTTTTTAATTCCAGAGCTGTTTTCATCTCTTAAGTTTAAATTATTTATTCTTAATTCAATTGAACCCATTTTATTTAAAAGTTTTTCAATTGCTTCACTTTCTCCTATTGGTTTATTTTCAATTCTAGCTACTTCAAATTTACCAAAGTAGCTTAAAAATGACTGATAATCTGATTTTAAAGATGCTTCATGTGTTTTTTTTATTTTCTTCGACAAATCATTTATAAACTTTTCAACAGTACTATGCCTTAAATCTCTACGATAATTTTCATGTTGAATATTACCAGTATCAAATGAATAATCTGTTTTGTCATCTTTAATAATCACTACTGGTTTATTAAAAGCTAACCTCATTCCTAGTTCAAACATTACATTTGCATTTTTATTGCTAACATCACAGACAACTATTGCATCATTGTAAATGTTATTAATAATTGAGCCATGTATAACCGTACTTTCTTCAGAATCACTAACAATCCGGGGTATAAATCCCGCTCTTTCAACAGCTGTATGAATAATTTTCATTACATCAGCCCAATGATCAGCAGGATATTCTGCCCCCATTCCTGCTATAGGCATAATAATCCCACAAGTAAGTTTTTCTACTTTTTCAGTAATTAAATTTTGATCAACAATGGTATCTTCAACTTTCTTATTCACTTTAAAATTTCCAATATTTATAGAAGCTTATTAACAATGTTTACATGCTATCAATATCTAAGACAATATAAAACTACTACTCACGTGATGTTCGATATTGGTATTCCGTTTAAAAAGTGATATAGGCAACCACCTATTCTACATTTTAAGTCTGAAACTTTTATAAGTTATGAATTTCATATATATAATTCCTGATTAAGCCTTAAACAGGATCGTATAGCTCGCCTATTCTCAAAAATTTGTTCATGATTTATCGCTCTATCTTTTAATTCTACATAAGAATGATTGAACTTCGATGTAAGTGTGGAAAATTACTGTGCCGCATAGAAAAACTTACAGTAAAACTTGAAATCAAATGCCCTCGATGTCGAGTGCTAAATCATTGGAACGCCTAGAGCGTCAGGTTAGATAGCCCAGAGCTACCAACGGAGTCGACACATGTCCCCGAAAACTAACCCGAACAAGTCAACCAAAACCACTTATAACGCTTCTGGCCGGTCTTTTTCAGGCTGGTTAGGCGGTAAGTCACAACTGGCACGTACCATCATTGAGATGATGCCCGAACATAAGCATTACTGCGAAGTGTTTGGCGGTGCAGGTTGGGTCTTATTTAAAAAATCAACATCAACACTTGAAACCATCAATGATGTAAATGGGGATCTAATTAATCTGTACCGGGTATTTAAATACCATCCTGAAGCCTTAGAAAAGGAATTTGAAACGCAGCTGATCAGTCGTGACGAGTTTGAACGCTTAAAAGCCGAGAAAAATTCATCCCTGACCGACGTTCAACGCGCAGCGCGTTTTTATTACTTACTACGCACCTGTTTTGGGGCAAAAGTTTCCGAGCCGAACTTCTTTTCCCATGTAGATCGTCAACCACTTTTGAAACTTGGCGATGACTTAAAGACAGTGCTTTCCACAATCCATCAACGTCTACAAAAAGTAAATATTGAAAATCGAAACTATGACGTTTTGATTCAAAAAATGGATCGGGAGGACACCTTGTTCTATCTAGATCCACCGTATTACAACTGTGAAAAGTACTATGGCAAAGATATTTTTGGCCGTGATGATTTCATTAAATTGCGTGAATTACTGAAAAATATTAAAGGTAAATTTATTTTAAGCCTGAATGATGTACCTGAAGTGCGTGAGTTATTTGATGGCTTTTATTTTCACAGCAAACAAATCCGCTGGTCTTTAAACACCAAAGCCCAAGATGAAAATAATGGCAAAGAGCTGATCATCACCAATTATCAAATTCCTGATTAAGCGTTAAACAGGATTCAAGTCCTCGCACTTTAAAAACAAATTGCCCATGATTTCGGTCATGGGCAATTTACGTTTGTATGAGCATGACGAATCAACTTTTAAGACAATTTCAAAACCTTTCTAGCATCGGTACCGTGATCGCTATCGATGCTTCAGCGTGGAAAATTCGCCTCAAAATTGATGAAAATGAAACGGACTGGATTCCCATTCCAACGATGGCTGCAGGTGTCGTCAAAGTTTGGCGATGCCCATCGTTAGGAGAACAATTTTGTGTTTCAGCCCAAGGCGGTGAGCTCACCAGTTCGGTCCCCCAGATCAGTCTTTTCTCTGAGGCATTCCCTCCCCCAAGTACCGATCCGAATGAAGTATTTGTACAAATCGGTGAGCATTTTTTAAGTGTCAATATTCAATCCGGAGAAGCCCTGTTCAAACTCAATAAATGCACTTTCGATGTTGCAGAAACTCTTTTTCTAGGCACTTTACATGCCGAAAAAGCCATTTCATCGAATGCAGATATCACCTCTGATACAGATGTAATTGCTCAAAATATTAGTTTAACCAAGCATAAAACATCAGGTGTCAAAGGTGGGTCAGATAATTCAGGAGTACCCCTTCCATGAAAGGAATGCATCGAAAAACAGGTAAAACCATTCGGGATGCTGTGCAACTGCCTGCCCACCTTGAGCAATCTCTGCATGACATTTTAAGCACTTTACTCGGTACCCGAATATGCCGACGAAATTACGGTTCTCTTTTACCGCATCTAATTGATCAACCCTGCAATGACATCATCAAATTAAAAATTATGAATGCCTCGGCTACAGCCATTATCCGTTTTGAACCCCGGCTTAAAATCAAGCAGGTTCAGGTCAGCAGTACAGACAGTCAGAATGGATGGGATGTCACGCTCATTGGCACATATTCGCAATATAACCAAGATCAAACTTTCAAACAGAGCTATACATTTGGAGCAGCTGCATGAGCACCATAAACCGTGTCGATTTATCCTCATTACCTTTTCCCGATGTTCTTCAGCAGTTAGATTTTGAAGCTGAACTTTTAGCCTGTAAGCAGGAGCTAATTTCAAGAGATCCAGAACTGAGCGACGTTCTTGATTTTGAAAGTGAGCCTTTGGTTAAGCTCCTGGAAACCTTTGCCTATCGTTTTTTGTTAAAGACCGGACAAATTAATGCCAAGGCCAAGGCACTGATGTTGGCTTATGCCACCAAATCCGATTTAGACCATCTGGCTGCCAACCGTGATGTGTACCGAAAAACCATCATTCCTGCACAACCCAATGCCATTCCCCCGATTGAAGCGGTGATGGAGTCGGATGAGGATTTACGTCGACGGGTGCATTTACAGCCTGAAAGCATGTCTGCAGGTTCAGTCGGTGCCTATCAGTTTTGGGGTCTAAGTGCACATGGCCATGTCAAAGATATTTCTGTCGAAACGCCAGAAGAAGGTCATGTCAATATTTGGGTACAAAGCCATATTGATGCGATTGCCCCACAAACTTTACTTGATAGGGTCGATGAGACTTTAGATCCAGATACCCGACGACCGTTCACCGATCAGGTTCATGTCAAAGCTGCGACCGTAGAAGAGTGGCAACTTAATGCAACCCTGGTTCTTTTTCCTGGCCCCGACTCTGCCGTGGTCAAAGCAGCTGCTGAAGCGGATGCACATTTATACATCGAAAAAATATCATCATTGGGTTATGACGTAACGCGTAGCGGACTATTCCGATCCTTGCACCAGGGCGGTGTTCAAAATGTCATTTTAAATAGCCCAGCATCCGATATTGTCCTACCAAAGAGCCATTATTCAAAATGCACTGCGATTAATATCAATATTGTGGAGTTTACAGATGTCTAGTCTTCTTCCGCGAAATGCCACAAAACTAGAAAAAAATGTAGAGCAGCTTGGTGAAAAAATTTCCCTCATTCCAGTCCCTTTTGTGGATTTACACAGTATCGATCGTTGTCCTGTACCTCATTTGCCTTGGCTTGCGTGGGAGCACCGGGTCGAATATTGGCAGCCAGACTGGAATGAACAAGACAAGCGAAATGCCATCCGTGAAAGTGAGTCTTTTAATGCTGGGCGTGGCACACGATCATCTATCTCCAGTCTCCTCAGTACCGTCGTCGACAATTATCAACTAAAAGCATGGTATGAATTTAATCCACCACAAAAGCCCTTTACTTTTGTGGTCATTATCAATCCTCAGTACCTGCTTTCAATTGAACAGTTATTGCAAGTTCATACTGCCATTGATGCGACCAAATCCGTCCGAGATAACTATTCGATTTCAGCCAAAGTACAAACTCTTTGTGATTTTTACCTTACAGGTTCGATCACCTCTGGCACCAAAATTCATTTAGAAAGTATGTAAAGAGAAGAATATGCCTGCAAAATATTACGTCACACTTACCAATTATGGTGCAGAACTTGTTGCTGCAGCTCACGACCTGCAATCCATCACATTGACTGAAATGGTGATCGGTGATGCAAATGGTATACCGTACCAACCTATTGACCATACAGATCTAGCCCAGCTTGTTCATCAAACTGCAGCTGTCGAAATCAGTGAAGTTAAAGTGGCAAATAAAAATGCAACTGTTTCAGCGATTATTCCTGCCCATGTGGGCGGCTTTAATATTCATGAAATCGGCCTTAAAGATGCGTCAGGTAAACTGGTGTATATCGGTAATTATCATGGTGCTTATAAACCGGTGATTGCTGAAGGTGGCGGTGGTGAACTTGAACTGGTTATCGACATCAAAGCCACAGCAGGTGCTCAAGCACTGATTGAAGTTAATCCACTCATTATTTCAGCAACTAAAACATGGGTATTGGAAAAATTTAACGAGCTGATGGAAGCCATCAATAATAAAGAAGATATAAAAGTCGGTGACCTTTTCATTACGACTTTAAATTTTGCTGATTCTGCTGCTGTTGCAGCCCATAAGAAATATGGGGTATGGGAAAAATTCGGTAATGGTCATGCCCTTGTTGCACGTGCCTCTGATACCAATGAACTCGCACCAGAATTCATGAAAACAATTGGTCATTCTGATGGTGAATATCAACATAAAATAACAAAGTCTGAAATGCCAGAACATGATCATATTGACGAGGGTTCACCGTACAATAAACTTGTGGCTTCACTAGGGGACATCATACCTAGTGATGGTGATGGCATGGGCGGTATCAATCCTGCAGGAGCTGCCTCACCGAATTACAACAGTAGCTATATTCAAACTTCAGATATTACTGCTGCACAATATCTGAAGATGACGATTAAAAAAAATGGTGCTGGTCAAGCCCATAATAATATTCAACCCTCCATTATCGTTGACGTGTGGAAGCGAACAGCATAACCATTTTTTTCAAAATCCTGATTAAGCCTTAAACAGGATTTTGCTCATAGAATAAAAAAAGTCCTCCATTCATTATGACTCTAAAAGTACAACCCCTTTTGGAGTCTAAACAATGGCTGAACGTCATCACGGTATTACAGGCCGAGAAACAGCTTCTGGAAAAATCCCGATTCGCGATGCAACGACTGCTGTGATTGCCATGCTTGCCTATGCAGATGATGCGGACGAAGAAGCTTTTCCGCTGAATACCCCTATCCTGGTCACCTCAATCAATCGCGTTTTACCTAAAGCCGGTGTGACAGGTAATTTACGTAAAAATCTGGAAATCATTTCGCAAATTACCTCACCAACCCTGGTGGTTATTCGAATTGAGAATCCATTTACCCCTTCATTAGATCAGTCGACCGTTATTGGTACCACAGATGAATTCGGTCAGCGTACAGGTCTTCAGGCCCTACTGACGGTCAAATCAGTTTTGGGAATTACTCCAAAAATTATTTGTGTACCGGATGTTGAAACGGTTGATGTTGCCAATGCCATCGGTGCCATTTGCAAAAAGCTGCGTGCCTATTCATACATCACACCACGCGATGCTGAAGGCACAATTATGGGATCGGCTGAAGCTGTGGCGAATTTTCGTCAAATGCTGGCATTCCGTGAAATTGAAATCATCTGGCCAGAATTCACCAGCGGTAATGTGTTCCTGGGTAGCGGTGATTCCGATCTGGAATTTACTGATATTGCACTTCAAAAAACTCCAGCAGATCGCTCTTTCGTTACACTGACTTATGACCTGTATCGTAATGGTGAAAAAATAGAGTCCAATCAAACTGTCGGTGATCCAGAACCTGACAGTACTTCCAGTTCATTTATCAACTGCATAGAAACTATTTTTCAATCCTACCCTGATATTTCAATAGATCAGGGCGGTGGTGGCATTGCACATTTCAGCACTCGCAATGGATACCGCATTTTCGGCAACAAAGGTGATTTAGAAAAAGATTCTATCCGTCTGGTATTCAAACAAAATCCATCTCAAGAAGATGACCTCTTTCCAATGCTTACAGATCGTTATAGCGGACAACCTTTTAATAGTCCGATTGAACTGATTACTTTGGGCAAAACCATGTATGAAGGAGTCTAATCCTCATGACTTTAAAATATGGAACAGGCATTTTTACTGCTGCCGTCGCTGCTGCAGCATTACGTGCTGAAACGGATCAGAAAGTCGGATTTCATAAATCTCTCTCCAATATTCCCGTGACGGGTCCAACAGGAATCAGCCAGCCGATTACCTGGGATCTGGAGGATCCTGACACCGATGCCGGTTATTTAAATAGCCAGGACATCACCACCATGATCCAGCATATGGGTTTCCGTTTTTGGGGCAATCGCAACTGTTCAGATGACATTCGCTTTTCCTTTGAAGTGGCGACACGTTCAGCCCAGTTCTTATTGGACACCATTATTAATGGCTGTTTTCCTTTCGTGGACCAACCGCTGACCCCTTTTCTGGCCAAAGATATTATTGACTCGATTAATGCCAAGTTGCGTGAACATGTCGATGCCAAGCATTTGATAGGTGCATCGGTCTGGTACGACCAGGCTGAAAATTCAGTCGAGCAGTTATCGCAAGGTGTGATGTGGATTGATTACGACTTTACCCCTGTCCCTACGCTTGAAAACCTGGGATTAAACCAACGTATTACCGACCGTTATCTAGTTGACTTTGCTCAAATGATTAATGGCGCAAATACCACTGAAGGAATCTAAGCCATGCTTCCACGTACGCTCAAAAACTTTAATGTATTTGTGAATACACACTCATGGGCAGGTGTCGCTGAAAGCGTCACCATTCCCAAAATCACCAAGAAGACTGAAGATTATCGTGGTGCAGGCATGATTGGAGATATTGCTTTGTCAATGGGCTATGAAAAGCTTGAAGGCGAAGTTGTCTATGCCGGTTTTGATGTCAAACAATACCGTCAGCTCGGTGTCTGTGGTACTTCAGATTTGCCTGTTCGTTATGTCAGTGTCTATGAACGTCAGGACAATTGCACCACCCAAACCGTAGAAATCTATACTCGTGGCCAAGCCATCGAACTTGATCCTGGTGATTCCAAAAATGGCGAAAAGACAGAAATCAAAATGTCTTACAACTTTACTTATTACCGCATGGAAGTGGATGGAGTAGTCGAAGTTGAACTGGATTTCGTCAATGGTACCGAGCGTTTTGGTTCAACTAATATCGCCCAAGAAATCAAAAAATTACTTGGTCTGTAAAGACCAGGTTATCCCCCTATTCAATTTATTTGAGAAATCAATATGACCCCTGAAGCACAGCAACAAAACCAAGAAGCGATTCAAGATCCGAACATGATCACAGTCAATTTTGACGAAGGTTTTAAGCGTGGTGAACAAACCATTACTGAAATTGTAATCCGTAAACCAAAAACCCGGGCCCTTCGTGGTTTAACCCTGGTCAACGTCTTACAGCTTGATGTGGATACGTTGGCAAAACTTGCCCCACGTATTACCACACCAACGATGTCGGAAAATGATGTTTACGACCTTAGCCCTTCTGACCTGACCAAACTCAGCAAGGAAGTGATTGGTTTTTTCGTGAAAACCGAGGAAGAAGACTTCCAGTAAGTACCGATGATGTCATCGCAGATCTGGCGGTGGTGTTTCATTGGACACCGGCAGACTGTGATGATTATGAAATTGATGAATTAATGGATTGGCATGAACGTGCTCGAGCACGATGGGAAACAGATAGCAGATGAGTCAAATTAGCTTAAAGGCCATGTTGGAACTGGTGGACAAAGCCACTGCCCCACTCAAGGACATTATGGGTTCAAGTGAAAAGACCAGTGATGCTTTACGTGCCCAGCGTGAAGAGTTAAAAAAACTGAGTAAATCACAGTCGGATATTACGTCATTTCGACGTTTATCCACTGCATTGAAGGGAACCCGAAAGGATCTTGAATCAGCGCAGCAAACGGTGGCCAGACTGGCCCAAGAGCATGCCAGTGTACAAAAGCCTACCCGTTCGATGATCAAGGAATTTGAGAAAGCCAAACTGAGCGTTAAATCGTTAAAACAAGCTGAACAAGATCAATTGCGTCAATTACAAATGCTGCGTAACGGATTAAATCAGGCCGGAATCAGTACCAAATCACTAGGTAGAGATGAGCGTGAATTAAAGTCGCGTATTGATGCATCAAGCCAAGCCCTGCAGCGAAAAAAGCAGCAACTGGATAAACAGGTTGCAAGCCAGAAACGTATGAATGATCTGGTCAAGCAGCATAAAAGCACCCAGGAAATGATGGGCAAAGTTTCAGATACCGGAGTCAGAGCCGGTGCAGGTGCTGCAGTAGGTGCAGGTGCTTTGGCAGTACCCATTAAAGCTTATGCTGATGCTGAAGATGCGGCCACCACCCTTAAAGTCTCCATGATGCAATCGAATGGCCAAGTGGCCAAAGAATTTAATGACATCAATCAACTGGCCAATCAACTCGGCACCAAACTCCCAGGTACAACTGCCGACTTCCAACTGATGATGGCTAAACTGGTTCAGCAAGGCATCAGCTATAAAGCCATTCTAGGCGGTGTTGGCCAAGCATCCGGTTATCTTGCGGTGCAGTTAAAAATGCCTTTTGAAGAGGCAGCCGAATTTGCAGCCAAAATGCAAGATGCGACCAAGACCTCTGAAAAAGATATGTTGAGCCTGATGGATACAATTCAACGGTCGTACTATTTGGGCGTTGATTCCACCAATATGCTGCAAGGTTTTTCTAAATTATCTGCCGGGATGAAAACCATTAAAGCCGAAGGTTTAAAAGGTGCCCAGGCTATGGCTCCGCTTTTAGTCATGGCAGACCAGGCTGCAATGGCAGGTGAATCTGCAGGTAATGCCTACAGCAAAATCTTCTCATCGATGATGGACACCAAAGGGATTCAATCCGCCTTAAAAGGCTCAAAACTGTCGATGAACTTTACCGACGGCAAAGGTGAGTTCGGTGGTCTGGACAAGATGTTTAAACAGCTGAGTAAACTTAAAGGCTTATCGACAGAGGCCCGTTTGCCGATATTGTCCGATATGTTTGGTAATGATGCTGAAACCATTCAAGCCTTGAATCTTTTGATTGATAAAGGTCAAGCCGGTTATAACGAAACCCTGGCAAAAATGAATGCCCAGGCAGATCTGCAAAAACGTGTCAATGAGCAGCTCGGTACCTTAAAAAATCTTTGGGATGCCGCTTCAGGAACCTTTACCAGTGCAATGACCAACTTTGGTGCTGCAATCGCACCAGAACTTAAACAGGTCGTGACAGGTCTGACGGATGTTTCAGAAAGTATCGGCAACTGGTCTAAAGCTAATCCTGAACTCTCCAATGCCATCATGAAGACCATTGCAGTGATTGTCATTTTATTAGGTGCGTTCAGTGCAATCGCACTGGCACTGGTGACCCTACTCGGGCCGATGGCCTTGCTTCGTTTGACCTTTGGTGTTTTGGGGGTTAAAGGCTTCAGCCTGATTAATGTGATACGGCTGATTGGAGGGGCATTTTTATGGTTAGGTAAAGGGCTATTTATGGTCGGTCGTTTAATGATGACCAATCCTTTATTTCTGGCCATCGGTTTACTGGCAATTGCGGCTTATATGATTTACCGCAACTGGGGTCCAATCAAGCAATTCTTTATTTCACTCTGGGGCAGTATTTCTGCAGGTGCCTTAACTTTATGGCTCAACCTTAAATCATTTTTTAGTAGTGGCATTGTCAATATCAGTGCAACTATCCTGAACTGGTCACCCATCGGATTGTTTTATCGCGCCTTTGCTGCAGTGATGAATTATTTTGGTATTCAACTCCCGAGCACATTTACAGGCTTTGGCCAGATGCTGATGCAAGGTTTAGCCAACGGTATTAGTAATGGTATTGCTGGCGTGATTGGAAAAGCTAAGGCAGCAGCAGCACAGGTAACCAATGCCGTTAAAGGCGCTTTTGGCATCCATTCCCCTAGCCGGGTTTTTGCTCAACTCGGTGCATACAACATGCAGGGTTTAGCCAACGGGATCTCAAACAACAGTCATCTGGCCAACACTGCAGTGACCACAGCCAGTAAAGATATGTTGGGTTATTTTGATCCTGGTGCAATTCAATTTGATTCTCGTCCACCGATTGCTTCAAACAATAACAATTCAATGACGGCTTCCATGCCTGTACAGCAAGTTTTCAACATTTATGCAGCACCGGGTATGGATGAAAAAGCCCTGGCACAAATGGTCGCGATTGAAGTTGCCAAAGCACAACGTCCGCAGGCATCTGGAAATGTTCGCAGCTACAGCGATTTAGATTAGGAGGACAATCCATGTTGATGAGTTTAGGACAATTTATTTTTAACACCAGTTCTCTGGCATTTAAAGAAATCCAGCGACAACGTTCGTGGAATTATGCAGACAATACGGTGGCATTTGGCCGGGCCAAAAAACAGTTTATGGGTTCAGGACAAGATAGCATTTCTCTTCCTGGTCTCATTTATGAGGAATATGGTTTCGGTAGTCGCTTTGCTCTGGATGAACTGGCCAGCATGGCAGATACAGGACAAGGCTTCGTGCTGATGGATGGCTCCGGTTATTTGTATGGGGTCTATGTGATTGACAATATCGACGAGACTAAATCATTTCTTGTGGATAACGGTGTACCTCGTAAAGTGGATTACACCCTTAAACTTTCCCGTGCCGATGATGATCGTATTGAAAATCAAGCTGCGCCTGAACGCATGGATGATTCGGTATGATTAAAATGCCAGCTTGCATTATTACTGCCAATAACAAGCCATTGAACGCGCTGATTTCAAGCAGAATTATCAGTGTCACTGTGACGGATAACCGAGCCAATGAAGCAGATGAACTGAGTATTGTTTTAGATGACTCCGACGGTGCTTTAGAGTTACCCAAACGTGGGGTAAAGCTAAACTGTCAAATGGGCTTTCTAGGTGAAAATATTCATGACAAAGGCGACTTTGTTGTCGATGAAACTGAATGGTCTGGTACACCGGATCTCATCACCGTGAAAGCCTCCAGTGCCAATTTTAAAAGCAAAATTAAGGAAGCAAAGTCAAAATCTTATCACCGTAAAAATTTCGGTGAGATAGCATCTGAAATTGCCAATAACCATGAACTAACCTTGGTCATGGCCAACGATTTAAAAAATATTGATTTGAACCATATTGACCAGACCAATGAATCGGATCTCAACCTGTTACAACGCCTGACCAAACAGAACGGTGCTGAAATGGCGGTGAAAAAAGATCGCTTACTTATCTTTAAAGCCGGTTCTGCAAAGACCGCTGCAGGTAAAGATTTACCTGCCCTGATTTTGACCAGGAACAACGGTGATCAATTTCGTTACGGTGAACAGGATCGTGAATCTGACCATACAGGTGTATCAGCCAGTTACCAGGACACAGGCAAAGCGAAACGAGAGAAAGCGATTACAGGCGAAAAAGGCAAAGTTAAGCACCTGAAGGGAACATTTGCCAATAAAGAAGAAGCTGAACGTGCAAGCAAAGCAAAGATGGCTGAAATTAAACGGCAGATGGCAAAATTCAGTATCACCACGGCTTATGGCATACCTGAAATTAGTACCGAGTCACCGGTGAAGCTACAGGGCTTTAAAGCGGAAGTGGATAAGCTGAAATGGATCGTGGAAAAAGCGACTCATAGTTATTCTAAAAGTAGTGGATTAACAACACAATTAGATTTAGAGGCAAACATTTGATGCTGAAATTTTTAATATGTATCTCAATCTCATTCATTCTTACAGGTTGTAATGCTCATAATATTAATACCAATGTGCGCGTAAGTATCTGCCTGCAATGTGTCCAAGAATAGATAACTTTAGAATATAAAAAAGCCCTCAAAACGAGGGCTTTTTATGTTTCATTAGTTATTATGCAATAACTAGATCTACATCTTTATTTATCGCATTAAAAGCCTCTTCTATTGCCTCTAATTTAGTGGAGTGATTTAGTGATAATAACCGATCAACTTGCTTCTGATCCCATTTGAGATCTCTTGCTAAATCAGCTTTTCTTAAACCTTTTTCCAACATTGAATTATATAAAGCGACTTTTAAACTAACTCTAAACGGTAGTTTAATTAAGTGCTCACCTTTGCCTTTTTTACTTGGTAGTGGGATAGGTTTACGTTCGCTCATATAAATAATAAAAGCGCTCTCTAAACCATTTAATGCTTCTGCTATGGCTTCTTCTTCAGAATATCCAACAGCGAAAGCTTCAGGTATATCGCGACTACGAACCAAGTAAGAGTCATCCGTATCGCGCGTAATAAATACTGGATACAACATAAAACACCTCACGAACTAAAGAGCGTTTCTCTTTTGCCCTTCACCATTAAAAATGAGCTTAGAATAAGCTCTGAATATTTCCTGACAATAAATACTCAAATTAAGATTATTAAAAACATATTAAGTCACACAAAGACGCACTTTAAAGTTCACAGTTAGGGCTTAAAGCCCTAACTGTTTAATGATTTCTTTGCGAAGGCCTTCACCGATTTCCTTGCCTTTATGATACGGCAGCGTAGTCTTTTTCCCTTTATAGCTAACTATTTTATGAGAACCTTTTCCACTTCGTTCAACTTCAGCACCTTTCTTCTCCAGCCATCGCTTAAATTCACTGTACTTCATTGTACATCTCCTTTAAAACGATAGCGCTATAATAGGACATATTTGTCGCATTGTAAAGAACCATATAAGACAAATTTGTCTTATTTTTCCTTGATATCGTTCGGGAACGGCGCGAACGTGCCTTTACCCAAAAAAGTATGTAAGGTTCTAAGAATGAATTAGAAACAACTGAAGTCCTAATTGAAGTATTAAAGAAACGGATTGAAGAGTTAAACAAGATGGTATCGGCAGTCCTTTTGAAGATATTTCTGTCAAACATACCAATGATAATTTAACAGAATTAGTTAGATTTTTGAGTACTTGACGTGATCCCCCTCTAGCAAGGGGGATCAATTTAAATCTAAATTTGTACGCTGATAAATGTAACGCCACCTCCTGTCAGCTTTCGATCTTCGGTCAGAAAGCCTATATTTTGTAGTGATCTAATCGCTTCTTTAAGCTCAAAAATTTCATCAACTGATATAAGACTAAATACCGTTTTAAAATTAAGATTTGCGCCAATATAAACAGCTTCATTCATTTCAAAAGTTTGTAAAATTTTAGCAGCGACCAAGTTACTCATGAGAAGTTCCATTAAAGAAAAGATAGACCGACATCCTAAATCAATTGAAAAACTTCACTTTTCAATATTCCTAGCTCGAAAAAAACCACTCATAAGAGTGGTTTTTAAATCATTCTAAATTAATAACTTTCTAATTCTTTTGCCAAATAAACGAGGCTGGTTTCACCTCTATACTCTAGATCTCCATTCGCATCGATCACAAAATATTGTGTTTCGTTCGGATCTTTATAACGGAAAGTATCACCGTCCTTGACTAACTCATAAGGCTTCATAGTCGCATCAATATAGAATTCTTTTTTAAAGTATTGCTGTCCCTTTCTATAAATTACATCGATATGGTCTGTGAAACCGTTTGGTGATATCCATTCTCCAATCACTTCACCATCTACGTCATATTTTACGTTTAATAATTTTTTAAAGTCCTCAGAACTTAACCCAATAAAATGAATATCTAAATTAGGATCAAAGTGAGTAGTTGCCCATGCTGCAACGCTTTTTTCACCTTTGATTCGGTACATTATAAATGTACGCTCATAGTTTTCGCTGTCTTCATTTTTTATTTCATTCGCAATTTGTGTAAGCTGTTGCTCAGAGATACGCTCTGGTAACTCCACACTAACTTTACGTGTAATGTTTCTCTTTTTATCATCAGAAATAATCACATAATCAATTTTCAGGTTCTCAGAATCAGCATTTTTTTCGCTATCAATAGCATTAACTGAAACATTTGCTTTTTGGTTATTGCCATCTGTTTTATCAGGTGAAGGACTAGTTAGTAATCCAATTATTCCAAGTAGAACAGTTGCGCCCAAGGTACCTAGGCCAATTTCTTTTCGAGTCATGAGCTTTGAATTTTCTTTTTTTCCTTGCAACCATTTTGGATTTATTAACCCAATTATAGCTACCCCCCAAACCACAAAAATGAGTAATCCGGCAATTACACTTATCGTTTCCACACTTAAACTCTCTTTTAAATTTTAATGAAAATAGTATGTTGAATTATAAACAAAATATAAACTGATCGATTAGCTCACAATATACCGAAACATGTAAAAGGGGAAATTGCTCTATCTTTATTCCATAAAAAAAGCCCTCTAAAGAGAGCCATAAGTTTTATAAACAGCTTAAGCTTCACCGTCAGGCTTTGACTTATCATCTGTCGAAGTACTATTTGGCTTAACATTTCTAGTCTTGTCTGAACTTTCACCGAATGTCTTCGTATTTTTTACCATTTCAACACTTGCCTTAATCAACTCTGTACCTGCAGCTAGTTGATCCTTTATTAAATCCCCAATTTTATCAGTTTGAGTATGATCGATTTCTTTACCAAAATATTTTAAAGCAAGTTCTTGACGGAGATTATTTGCTACAGATTTATCCATTCCAGATACATAATCAGGAAAAGCTTCTAATTCCAATTTTGTTTGTTTTGCTTGTTCCTGTTTCAATTGATAAAAACTAGAAAGTCTTAAAAAGTATGTAGTTAGGGTTGCACCCACAATAAGTATGGCTAGTTTGTATAAGATGTACTTCAAAGAGTCACTATTAAAAGGATAAAGTTTTGATTTAACTATTTCAGCACACCCTGAAACTGAATTTTGATTGATACTACAAGCGAAGCTATGAACATTCCCACCAATGCCTAGTAGTGGATCATAAGCAATAGCCAAAAATAGTGTAATAACAATCGAAGTTAAAAAGTATTTTCTATATTTTTTTTCTAAATTTTCGAAATTCTTATTAATATTATCGTACAAAGCTACTGCTGGTTTATTTTTTACAGTATTCGTATATCGAGCTAACTGTTCTAACATTAAGTCATTTTGACGATTCAAATCATAAATTGCATACTGATATCCTTTAACTTCATACATATAAGCTCTAAAATTTGTTATCCAACTTTCTAATTCAATTATTTTGATTGTTGTTTCAAAGATAAAGTCTTCCAAGGCTAAAGGATTACTCATAAGGTCACGATTTATAGTAAAAAATGAAGTTGCGTTTGCCAATACCGATAGAAAAGTTTTATCAAACATTTCGATATTATATGACTCCTTAAATTCGGAATCTTTTAGAGTTTCGATTAAAGTTTGCAATAAAAATTTTGTTGAAATAGTGAATTTTTCAAGTTGATACTTATTTATTTGTCGAACCACAGACTCACATTTATCACTATTTAATTGCTCATAGTAGCTTTTTAATAGTTTTAATAAAATTTCACTTTGAGTCAATATCTGACGATGCCCATTATATAAATCTTGATCTATCGAATCCATACAATAACCTAATAATATTTTTTAGTTGCCCCCATGCATCGATTCAATATGACCCGATCCATTAGCTCACAATGAGCCAAACCATTGTATCAAAAAGACCTTTTCTTCTATATATAAATAGAATAAAGAATAGAGCTATAAAAGAATGATAAAAAACAAAAACAGTTGACTTAAAAAAAAATTAAATTATATTGTCCATATCACAGCAAAATCTGTGATCAGGCGTGAGAACCTGTTTATCATCAAAGAGCGCAAAATCAAAGTCGCTTATGCGGCATTTTTTTTGCCCACTGTTTAGCAGTCGTTATGGCAGGCTAGGCAGGGCAGCTTCGTGCTGGCCGTTACTCTTTGAGCGGTATTCTCACCCCTGTCTGGTCTGCCACCATTACCGTGAGAAGTGATGTTGGTAGGTTTAAAACTTATCAAAGAGAAAACGACTATGAACACTCACAACAAAAGTGTGCATCAAGCACCTGTATGCCTCGACACCCTCTGTCTACAACGCTTACAAGCATCTAACTTTGCTCGCCCCCAAATTCATAAACAAATTTTAAATTTCATTCGCCTACGTTTTACACGTTAAGGGGAAATGTCATGTCTAAAATTTATATCAATACTGAACTTGGTACAGAAAAACGCTGTACCCGTTGTGGCGACTACTACCCTCTTGACACAGATTTTTTCTACAGAAATGGTACTTGGCGCGGCAGAACCCAATGGACTTCACATTGCAAAGCCTGTTTTACTGAAACCTATCGAGGAGATAAATAATGAAAAATATTCTTCTCACAAACCAAGAATATCCCCTCATTGCATCGCCCCAACTCGCTAAAGAGTTGGGAACGGCAGCAGCAACATTTCTGCAAAAATTGCATTTTTTACTAAGTGAAAATAGAAAATTTAAGCAGAAGAAAAATCTAACCACTTACCTAAACCGTAAATGGTGGTTTCATACATTTGAAGAATGGCAAACCACCCTTGGCATGTTCAGTGTTTCAACCATCAAACGTGCTGTGGCCAAGCTAAAAGAACTCGGCCTAATTGAAATCAATAAGCTTTCAAAAATTAAATCTATCCGTGTGAATTACTACACCATTAACTATCAAAAGCTTAAAGATCTGTTTGGTATATCTACATCTCAAACTAAGCCATCACCTGTACCAAAGCCAAGTCCTGAAAACATTGTAGGTACGGATGCCCCAACTCAAGCAGAAGCAACAGTAGAAAATCTGGCCACCATACCAAGTGAACACCGTGCTTTGTACCGACAGCTTCGCCAGTACAAACTGGACGTTTCTTATGATGATCCGCGACTCCACTTTTGGGAGAAAAAATCGAGATCCGTGATTGCCTATGCAGCTTCAGCATCAAACCGCTTAAATATAAATAAATGGCAATGGCACACACCAGAACAAATATTGCCTGAAGAACTTTTAAGGACTTAAAAAATGGGAATTGAAAAACACATTATTCGAGTTCAAGAACCACTCTCTAAAAAGCGTAAGTTCTTTATCAGCTCGAAGCATTTATACCGCTTGCTGCAAGCCGATGTTTCCTACAAAACTTTTGTAGAAACAAATATTGTCTGGTCACGACTTCGGGAAAATATTGACTACCATTTCAATGAGCAGCATGACACATACAATCTTTCAATATGTGCAGTACAGGCAATTTTGATTTTAGAGAATACAGAGAAGAGTTGGCAATTTTTCAATGAACTGACTGACCTGATAAATAACGGTTTTAACCGTTCTTAGAGGAATAATATGGATACTCAAGCAAGATTATCGTTATTAGATCAGCACTTAACTTTGTTGATTGAATCAACTGAAAACTGTGACTCGTTAACCGGTGAATCTGTAGCTGCTACATTATTTATTATCCAGGAACAGTTGCGTCAGATTCAAATATCTGTAAATAAAGAATAATAAAAAGCCCTCTTAGGAGGGCTTTTTATTATTCTTTATGCAAAATACTTATTTTATTTACTAAATTTTAATAAAGTTTTTACAAATAATTTTGAACCTGATGGTAATGCACCTAATATAGATCTATTAACCTCTTCTGCCCTTTTTTTTGGTTGCTCCAATAGATTGTCATTTTCCGAAATAGGAACTAGCTGAAAGGCAGTATCTTTTTTTCCTAGATTTTCCAAAAAAATTTCTTTAAATCCATTTACTAATACTTGACTTGGTTGAGGCAAGTAAGCACCAATAACCTCATTATTTCTAACCTCTAAAAACATTTCAATTTGATCTTCAATATTTTCCATAGTTAGATTTAGGGAAACGGTTAGATCATTAATTTTTTCTAAAACTTTCGTTAGCTTTAAACGGAGCTTATTTCTCTTAAAAGCTAACTCTGCATTAGAACTAAGCTTAGCTGTTAAAGCATCAATTTTATTAATCCATGCATTTCTTAAATTCGCTATTTCTTTTTTATTAAGTTCACTAATCTGATTTATAAACCTGTCTTTTCTTTGTGTAAATAGGTCAACTTCACTGCTTACATGAAGTAGTTGAATTCCCTTAGCCTTCACTTGTGCAACTTTAAACCACTCTCCAAAAAGCATCATATTATTATCAAGCATGCCTGAAAGTACTTCAAAATACTTATCACTTCCAAACGTTGAATCATCAGCATATTCATTAACAGCTTGGGTTGCATTATTAATTTCAGTAGAAATATGAAGTAAAACTGCATCAACTTCTCTACTGTCTTGCTCAACTTGGCTTCTACGAACTGAAGACAATTCAATCAAATTAGTTGCTGAAAGAAAATATTCATCAAAGTAATGATCTATAGCATCTATTTTACTTGCACGCTCATCGTCTAAGAATTGCTGAATCTCAGTGATTCTCAGATTTAATTCCTTCAGTTTCGAAGATATTTCTGCTAAATGTACTTGACCAACTGCCATTGTCACAGCTCTCATAGCAACACTTGTAGTTAACAGATTTTTCAATTGGTCTGGATCAAACAATCGCGCATGGGAATCTATTCCTTTCTCTCCCAACACGATACCTAATTGACCATTCCCATCTTTTGCTTTAGTTAGTGTGCCATTTACAACGACTCGCATATATCTGTTGGTAGTAACTTCTTTTGCCACAACAGCATCAGGAGCAAACTGAAGAAGCTGATTGAAAAAAGGTAAATTCTTAGAATTTACCTTTTTTCTCTTATCTAAATCTGTTGGATGAATAAAACTGAAATTTAATTCTGCTATTTCATTTGTAAAATGATTTGATTCAATTAAATTACTCATAAATCCCTCAATTTAATATTTTAAATTCTTAGCAATTTAACAAGTAATTTTTATATCATAATCAACTACTTTTTAGTGAAACTCTCCGCAAAATTCCGCACTAAAGTCATCAAAGTTTCTTTCTGACTTGGTTCTACAGAATCCCACAACTTAAGCAATTCCTTTGCCTCATCCGAAAGTAACTCTGGCTGAGTCCGCTCACCAGTAATTAGGTAATAAACATCTACTCCTGCTGCATGCAAAGATTCTAAATCATCCTGCCCCATAACACGCTCGCCTTTTTCATAACGCATTACAGCCATATTCTTTTTACCAAATAAAGCAGCAAAATCTTTTTGCGACAGACCTAAGCGTGATCGTTCCTGGCGAAGGCGTTCGCCTCTTTGATCGTTATTCTCATTTACCATTTGGGATAAATCCATATATTAATTATCCCATTTGGGATAATATTGCTTTGCTTATTTACCATTTTAACAAAGTTCTTTATTCACCACAGTTTAATCACTGTGGATTCCAAAGGAAACAGCCATGGCTACTCAAGAATCCCAAAAAGAAGTCCAAATCAGCTTTCGTACTACACCAGAAACTAAACGACTTGCACGTGTAGAAGCAGCAAAACAAGACATGAGTTTAAACGAATGGATTAAACATCTTGTTGAATCAAAACTGGTTGAAGATTCTTCTCAAAAATCAAAATCATCATAAGGCACGGTCTTTCGGCTATTCCCTGAAAACCAATACGGATTTTTTAAATATTTGAAATTTTTTGTAAATGAGAAAGAGCGATTAAGTAAGTGTCGTCGGGAGCAACAATTACTTGATTGAATATCTAGAGGTACTCCATGAGTAAATCAATTGGTTTTTATTGCCCCCACTGTGGCACACGTATGCATGTATCTAGTCGTAAAAAACCCTCTCCTTTGCTACATGAACTAATTGTGTCTTGTCGTAATGATCAATGCCTAGCAAGTTTCGCAGCAAGTCTGGAAATGGTGAGACCGGTACAAAATAGTATTAATCCAAATCCAGAAATTCAAACAGGATTGCCACAGCATAAACGTCAGTGGGAACACGAACTCGAACATCAACTAGCAAGTTTGGAAATACAAACCGAAATTGATGAACATCAAAAGAATTATGTTGAAGGCTTTATTTCTGCTCTATTCCATTCATCAACTATTGATTTGACTAGAGCATCTACATACCGCCATCGGCTTCAACAAATTAAACTTTTATAGGTTTTTAAATGGATCTTCAACGTCGTATTGATGACAGACTGAATCAACTTTTTAACTTTAAGAAAGTCGGGGAATGGTATCGTCAAGGGCGCTGCCCGAGTTGTAATGAAAAAGAACTCTATACCCATGCAGATACACCACGCATGGTGAAATGTGGTCGGATCAACAAGTGTGGTTATGAAGAACATGTCAAAGATATCTGTGAAGATTTATTTAAAGATTGGTCTGAATACCATCCCAAAACACCCGAAAACCCAAATGCAGCAGCAGATGCCTATTTAAAAGAAGGTCGTGGTTTTGATCTTAAAAACTTAAAAAGTCGCTATAGCCAAGAACTTTATCAATCTTCTAAGAATAAAAGCCTTGTCAGTGCGACTGTCCGCTTTAAATTGGCTGAAGGAGTTTATTGGGAACGTATCATCGACAGACCTGATCGTTTTGGTCGTCAGAAAGCCAATTTTATCGGCAAATGGACAGGCTTAGCTTGGTCAATGCATGAGTTAGATGAACTGTGTCATGCAAGCAGTATTTGGATTACTGAAGGCATATTTAACAGTATTGCACTTTCACAGTCTGCAATTATCAGCATCAGCAACATGAACAGTGGCAATTATCCAACTCAAATATTTGATGCCATTAAAAAACGCTGCCATGAACTCAATAAAGATAAGCCTCGATTAGTTTGGGCATTAGACAATGATCAAGCAGGTAAGAAGTTTTTATCAAAACATCATAAACATGCCACAGATGAGGGATGGATCTCCACCGCTGCTCTGCCTCCAGCACCTATAAATGGAAAATCCTTAGACTGGAACGACCTTTTCCAACGTGAACAACTCACAGAAAAGGATCGAGAGAAATATCTCCATTTTGGCAAACTACAAATTGTAGATACGCCTGAAGAAGCAGGACTACTCATCTATAATTTTTATGGAAGTAATCTCAGTAAATTCTTTTTTAATCATAAATTTCGCACCTACTGGTGGGAGTTGGATTATGAAAAATTCAACAAAGCTGTGCAATATGTTGAGGAATCACAACAAAATCAAATGTTATCCGAAGAAGAAATCCGTATTCAGGCATTAAAAACCTGTTCTTCAGCTAAAGAAATCTGCAATGCACAACTTGAACCTCTATATTTCCAACGCAATGAAATTACAGATGAGTCCTGGTATTACTTTCACTTACAAAGTCCTTGGGGTGAAACCAAAACTACATTTACTGCAGAACATATGGCATCACGCAGTAAATTTAAACCACGTGTCATGTCAGTACTTTCAGGTGCCATGTGGACAGGTAACGATCAACAACTTGAAACCTTTATTAAACGTAAAACTGAAAAACTACGTGAAGTGAAAACAATCGATTTCATTGGCTATAGCAAAGATTATCAAGCTTATATCTTTGATCAATATGCTGTGCATAACGGACAAGTTATCCCCAAAAATGAACATGATTTCTTTAGAACAGGAAAAAAGGAATTGAAGAGTCTCGCCAATTCTCCTGTTATCACCCTTAATCCTAAAAAGGAATTTTCACCTACATGGTGGAAAGACTTCTACACCTTAAATGGTGCCAATGGCTTAATTATATTAGCGTGGTGGACAGGAACTTATTTTGCTGAACAAATCCGTGCATTAAATTCTTCCTATCCTTTCTTCGAGTTTGTGGGGCAAGCAGGTGCAGGTAAATCGACCTTACTAGAATTATTATGGAAATTCAGTGGTCGTGAAGCGTATGAAGGTTTTGACCCAAACAAATCAACCAGCGTAGCGATTTATCGAAACTTCGCTCAAGCATCCAATATGCCTATCGTCCTCATTGAAGGCGATCGTAACGATCAAAATGGTGGGATTCAAAAAGCAAAATTCAGTTGGGATGAACTTAAAGATGCATTCAATGGTCGTGCCATTCGTTCTAAAGGCTTGAAAACTGCAGGCAATGAAACATATGAGCCACCATTCCGGGGTGCAATCATGATTAGCCAGAACACCCCTATTCAAGCCTCTGAAGCGATTCTATCGCGTACATTACATATTACAGTGACGACCAAAGGCCATAATTTAGATAAAAAAAGAATTGCTGACCGGCTGTCTCGTATAGAGCTTGAAGAAGCATGTACCTATATGACGCATTGCCTGAAAAATGAAGCAAAAATTCTGAAAACTTATTCAGACAATATCCAAGGTCTTGAAGAAGAATTTCATCAAAAAGGGATTACTCATACTCGTATTGCCCTTTGTCATGCACAAGTATCGGCAATGATTGATGCACTTTCAGAACACGTTTTAAAAGGTGTGATAGATCTCGATGAAATCTGTGATGCTAAACGTATTCTAGAAACGATGGCACGTGAACGTATAGAGCAGCTTGGCAGTGATCATCCTCTAGTACAGCAATTCTGGGATGCGTTTGAATATATGAATGTCAGTCGTAGTGCTTCATTCAGTTTGAATCATCATGACCAAGATGCACAGAGCATCGCAATCAATCTAAATGAAGTCTATAAAGTTGCTGCTCGGAACTATCAATCTTTACCAGATATCAATGAAATGCGAACCCTGCTTCGCTCAAGTCGTCGCTATAAATTTATTGATATGAATAAACCTGTGAAGTCTAGAAACTTCCCAGCAGATGACGTCAAGAATGCCACTTCAGATATGCGCGAGCGTGTCGTTAAATGTTGGCTTTTCACCAATCCATACTTCAATCAACAGTCCACAAAAAAACCCAAATAAGTTTTAAGCGCACATATAGAAGTGACAGCTTCTATATGTGCTACATCACTAAGTCAGGAGACGAAACAATGCGAAATGATTCTAACGTAAAACTACAACGGCCGACGACTAAATTTAGAGGAGCTAAACTTAATGCCTGAGTTCATCGTAACAATTGAAGCTGACTCTGCCCCTCAAGTCGTTCTTGGTCAAATTCTTCTTGGCGGTACTGTGACGGCTCTTAAACTTGAAAAGCGTAAATTGGTATCAGTTTCCGAGCTTGTTAAGAAATACGGGCTGTCTGATGAGACAATCAGAACCAAATGTATCTCGATTAACCAAGGGAGCAATGGCAAGCATATGTATGATCCTGATGCTGCTGATTCCCTTCTCAAAAATTCTAAATTTCGACGTGGACCAAGGCGAAAAAATTAAAAAATGCCCGCATATTGCGGGCATTTTTATCCATTAAAAGCTGCAACCAAATCATCTGCATTCGGGTTGTAATAAGTATTCACCAGAACATCGATTTTTTTATGGCCAGTAATTTTAGCTAGGACTTCAACTGGTAATTTCCTAACTCGAACCATTCTTGTAATAGCTTCATGTCTTGTATCGTGAAAATGTAGGTTATTCAGACCCACAGCATTTTTTCTTTTTTCCCACATCAAACGAAAAGCATTTTCTGACTGCGGTATGATTTTGCGACCTGCATGCTTAATCAGTTTTAATAATTCTTTTGCTTCTTCAGAAAGCGGAACGATCCGTGGATCTCCATTTTTGGTTTTGGGTAAATGAACATACCCATCAAAAATATCTTTCTTTTGCATTTCAATAATTTCACCACGTCTCATAGCAGTTTCAATAGCAAAGAGAAATCCCCAAGCAACATAGTGTTGTGGCAAAACAGGTTCCTTACCTATTTCATAATTTAATGTTTTTAATATAAGTTCAATTTCAGATTCATGAATACGACGTGAACGTGCTTTAGGTTTTTTGGGTTTTGTCATTTGCATCCAAGGATTTTCATTTAAAACAAAAAGTTCCTTTTGTGCATAAGTAAATATTGCACTGTAATGTGAAATTTCTTTAAGTACCGTGTTTTCACCCACTTCTTGCAATCTTTTATTTCGCCAATTCGTCAAATCTTTTGGACTAATGTCGTAAATAGATTTTTGTGCTAATGCCCCAAACTTATTTTCAAAATTATTGTATTGGCCTTTGATCCAAGCGCGTGATGACTTTGAATCTTTCCATTGGCCAACGTTTTGGTAATATTGATTATTCAAATCTCTAAACGTAAATTTAGGTTTAACCTCACCATTCTCAATTTTAGTTTGTGATCTCAACTCTAATAATTTAAGTGCTGCCCATTGTTCACATTCTTTTGCAGTGTCACGAGTACAGTAATATCTTTTACTTTGATATGAGACAGTAATTGTAAAGGTCTCGCCTCTTTTCCTGGGAGTTGGTATTTTCAT